AATCATTGAAGACATAGAGTATGATGAGTTATGTAGGGAACTAAAGGAGAAGTGGGATAGTGTAGAACATTACCACAAACACTTAATAGATAAGCAATCATTAGGTGCAGGAACAGGTTATCAACTACAATATAATGAACGTATTAAACTTGGAGCAGTTGCATTGCTTAACAAAAGTAAGGAGAAATAGTATGCCTATATATGACAAGAACGGAGACATTGAACATTGGTGTTGGTATGACATCTTTTGGGATGATGAAAAGAAAAGACTTGAGAACCCTAAAAATTGGCTAAGAAATTTATATGAGATGGCAGATGAATGGGATTTGCCTTGGTTTATTATGGGTAAAGTGTATTGGTTGCATGACTACATGCAATGGAGACGTAGCCCTAGAGGTGTAACTTCAACTTACATAAAACCATATAAGAAAAAATATATACTTAGAAGTGAGTTTGATGTTGAGGACTTTAGACCTGATGGTATAGGAGATGTCATGTATACTGACTATGATTATAGGGAGTTTCACTCGTTAGAAAATATGCTACGATTTCTAAAAAATAATATTACTTATGAAAATAAAATGAAGCCTAAGCTCGATACAGTAGAAGAGTTTTGTCAAGAGTTTAGCTTTGAAGTTTACGAAAGGCTATATTAATGCAACTAAATAATTTAGTAGATAAGTATTATTTATCTAATGATTTCAAGGTGTTAGCTGATAAAACTAAACATGATTATCAATATTGTGCAGGAGTTTTATTGGCTACTGAAGTTGATGGCAAAAGTGTGGCGGGAATAAGTCTTCTTAAAATGACAGGAGCAATAGCTAGAAGAGCGTATGAGCAATGGCTTGGTCGTGGTATATATCAAGCTAATGCTATTACTTCTGTTGCTCGTAAGATATATTCTTATGGGATGGAGATGGGTTATGCTGAGACTAATCCATTTGCTACTTACAAACGTAAGACACCCCATTCTAGGAACACAGTATGGACACAAGACCAAGTCATACAGTTTTTGGATGCAGCTTATGCTGATTTCAAGTACAGAAACATAGGATTGATTGTACAAATGTCTTACGAATGGTGTCAGAGGGTGGGAGATATGCGAATGTTGCAGTTTTCTAGCATTGACTTTGATAAAAGTGTGCTAAATTTGCAACAGTCCAAGAGAAGAAGTGTAGTTCACCTACCGATTTCACTTGACTTATTAGAAATGCTTAAACAACAGGCAAAAGACTACGACTTTCAGCCTTATGTAGCACCCTATCCTACTGCAAAGGGTGGTCAGTATGCACCTTATACCATGCAAAGGCTGTCTAAAGTGGCACGTAGAGTGATGGACTTAGCTAATCTACCTGATACATTACGTATCTCTGACTTAAGACGTACAGGAACGACTGAAATGGTAGAAGCAGGTGTGTCTATGGGTCAGATTATGTCTGTCACAGGTCATGCTAACCCTCAATCGGTCAAACCTTACATGAAAAATACGTATGAATCTGCAAATAATGCATTGACATTACGAAAAAGCCATGTTAAAAGCATGTAAATGCCGACAAGGAGAGTGATATATGAATATTAATATGTACATTAATGACTTAGATTTAAGTATAGGAGAAAGTAAAAGACTTAACTGTCCATCTTGTAATGGATACAAAACTTTTACTGTCACCAACATGGGTCAGATGTTATGGAACTGTTACAAGTCTTCTTGTCAGCTATCAGGTTCTAAACGTGTATCGTTATCTGTTAGTGATATTAAAAAACACAGACAGAATATAGAGAAAGATAATGAACCATTCGTAATGCCTGAATACATAGTACCTTACGATAAAGAAAGTTATTATGGTATACCTAATGACAAGCTTATGTATGATGTCAAGGAACACAGAGTTGTTTTCCCTGTCATACATGAGGGCAGAGTTGTTGATGCCAATGGCAGGTCATTAGGAAAAAGAATACCTAAATGGAAAAGGTATGGAAAAAGTGACTTGCCTTTTGTCTCAGGACATGGTAAGGTCGCAGTAGTTGTTGAGGATTGCGTGAGTGCTTCAGTCCTAGATAGTGAAGTATATGTTGGGGTAGCAGTATTGGGTACGTCATTATCAGAATCTCACAAGAGGTATCTCTCGCAGTTCTCAACAGCAATTATAGCACTAGACCCTGACGCATTACCCAAGACAATGTCATTCGCAAAAGAATTGAGAGCTTATGTAAATGATGTTAAGGTGCTACGATTGCAAGATGACTTGAAGTACAAGAAGCAAGATGATATAGAAAATTTAATTAACTTAACCCCAAAGGAGAACCAATATGGAACTATCCCTACTACGTAGCTTGATGAACAGAGATTTTTACACAGACCATCGTGGCTCTAAGTGTCCTGATAGATTGTTCAGTAAAGATGCAAGAAAGCTAAAGCATACTATTGATTATGCTATGAATAAATATAAGAGAGATGTAACACCCGATGAGGTGGAAGCATTGTTTATGGCAAACAATCCATCTATGACTACAGCACAGAAGCAAGGTTATAGTGCACTGTTTAACACAGTAAAACGTGAGCAACCAATGGGTACTGATGTGGCACAGGATGTGCTGTCTAAGTTATTTCAACAGGTCATTGGTGAAGACATAGCAAATCTAGGATTTGATTATGTGAATGGTGCAGAGAAAAGTCTTAGACCATTACGTGATTTACTTGACAAGTATAATGATAACTTTTTACCTGAAGTAAAGATTGAATGGGATGATATATCTTTTGATACTATCATGGCTAAACAATCTGTACAGATGAAGTGGACATTCAATATACCTGAGATGGCACGTAAGGTAGAAGGTGTAAATGCAGGTTACCTTGTGGAGATAGGTGCTCGACCTAACACAGGGAAGACTTCCTTCCATGCATCTATGTTGGTAGGTCCTGGCGGTATGGCTAGACAGGGTGCTAAATGTGTAGTCCTCTGCAATGAAGAGTCTTATGACAGAGTTGCCTTCCGATATATACAGGCATCCACAGGTTTTCCAAAGGAGAAGATTCAAGCTAACATCCAAGAAGCTAAATCAATCTACCAAGATGTAACCAAGAACGTAAAGATTAAAGATGTTAGTGGTGAGGATATGGCATGGGTAGAGACAATGTGTAAGACAGAGAGACCTGACATAGTAGTTCTAGATATGGGAGATAAGTTTGCTAGGTCAGGTAGTTACTCTAGACCTGATGAGATGTTAAAAGCTAATGCCATCTATGCTAGACAAATAGCAAAGACATATGGCTGTGCCGTATTCTATATGTCACAGTTGTCTGCAGAAGCGGAAGGCAGACAGGTTCTTAATCAGGCTATGATGGAAGGCTCACGTACAGGTAAGGCCGCTGAAGCAGACTTGATGATACTGATAGGACAACCTGCCCAAGTAGAAGGGGTTGACGAACAGTCAACTTTAAGGCATATTAATGTTGTAAAGAATAAAGTAACAGGATGGCATGGTATGATTAATTGTAACCTTGATTATAGAATCGCAAGGTTCACAGCATAGAGGAGTAGATATGAAACTTACATTAGATGTAGAAAATACTGTCACTAAACGTGATGGCAAGATGTACCTAGACCCATTTGAGCCTGACAATAAACTTGTCATGGTTGGATGCTTGACAGATAAAGGAGAAGAATATTTATATAGAGATAATTTTGATGGTGTGCAAGCACACTTGGATGATGCTACTATATTAATAGGACACAACATAGCATATGATTTAATGTGGCTATGGGAGTGTGGCTTCAAGTATGATGGTCCTGTGTTTGACACAATGCTAGGCGAGTATGTCTTGCAACGTGGACAGAAAGAACCCTTATCACTAGAAGCTTGTGCTGAAAGGTATGAGTTAGATACAAAGAAGCAGGATACTTTGAAGGAGTATTTTAAACAGGGTATAGGCGTTGATGAGATACCACCTGATGAATTGTCTTCGTACTTATCGGCAGACTTACATGCAACACAACAGTTAGCTGAGAAACTAACAAAAAGATTGATGACTACAGATTCATCATTGATGGAGTGTGTTGTATTAACTAATAGGGTATGTGTCACTCTAGCTCATATATATAATACAGGCTTTGCTGTAGATGAAGAGAAGCTAGAGGAAGTTAGGCTTCAGTTTGAAACAGAGAAGCTTGAGATAGAAAAGAGATTACAGGTTCAAATACGAACTCTTATGGGTGACACTCCTATTAATCTAAATAGTCCAGAGCAGATGTCTTGGGTTATATACAGCAGAAAACCACACGATAAAACTATGTGGGCTAATGCCTTTACTCCTTATATGGACAAGAGTCATTTCAACGATACTGTATCTAAGAACTCAAGCATAGTATTTAAAACAAAGGCTGTATCATGCAGAGGTTGTAATGGCACAGGGCAGATAAGAAAGGTAAGAAAGAATGGAACTCCTTACGCAAATACCACTAAGCACATTGACTGTGGTGGTCATGGTTATAGTCTTCAATCTCTTGGATTAGTCGCAGGACTAAAGTTTAAAGCACCAAACTCTAAGTGGGTATCAGCCAATGGTTTTGGTGTTTCAAAGACTAACTTGGATATACTACAGAGCATGGCTAAACGTAACAACATGACAGACGCTGTCAATTTCTTGACAGATGTTAAACGTTTGTCGGCTCTAGACTCATACTTAAGTTCTTTTGTAGAGGGTATAAAGGCACACGTTAAAACTGATGGTAAGCTTCATGTGAGATTATTACAACACAGAACTGCCACAGGTAGATTCAGCGGTGCAGACCCTAATATGCAGAATATGCCTAGAGGTGGTACGTTTCCTGTAAAGAAGGTATTCGTATCACGTTGGAAAGGTGGCAAGATACTTGAAGCTGACTTTGCACAGCTAGAGTTTCGAGCTGCGGCATATCTATCACAAGATAAGGTGGCAATGAATGAAGTCTCTACTGGATTTGATGTTCACTCATATACGTCTAAAGTTATTACAGATGCGGGTCAACCGACTTCTAGGCAGGATGCGAAAGCACACACATTTGCACCTCTCTACGGAGCAACAGGCTTTGGAAGAAGTAAAGCTGAAGCGGAGTACTATGAACACTTTACAAAGAAGTACACAGGAATCAAAGCTTGGCACTCCCGATTGGCTAAAGAAGCTCTAGAGACAGGCAAGATATCCACACCATCAGGCAGAGAGTTTTCTTTTCCTGATGTTCAAAGAAGAATGAATGGCACAGTAAGCTTCTTTACACAGATAAAGAACTATCCTGTACAAAGCTTTGCTACTGCCGACATAGTTCCCATTGTATTAATACACATGGAGAACCTGTTAGCTAATTATAAGTCATGTATTGTTAATTCAGTACATGATTCTGTAGTTGTTGACATACATCCTGATGAGATAACACAAGTATTATATCTTATCAAACTACTCAATAGTAGTCTCCAATCTATTATTGAGAAACAGTTTAGCATCGAGTTCAATGTACCATTATTACTTGAAGCAAAAATAGGTGATAATTGGCTTGACACGAAAGATGTTAGCTGATATAACTATACAACATTTGACTCACAGAAAGGAGCAATACATATGGATAATAATAATTTAGTAACGATTGATACCAATAACTACGAAGCAATGGCTAAGGCTATGGGTATAGCAGGAGAGGGTTCAAAGTCCTCTGATACAAAGAAGTCTCAGCAGTTACCACGTTTCAGAATAAACCATTCACCAATCATGGGTGAAACCAAAATGAATGGCAAGAATGTAAACGTAGAGGTAGTTGAAGGTGGTACTTACAAACTTGAGATACCTGATGGAGAAACCTATTATAGTAAGACTGCTAGAATAAGACCATTCATGCAGAGGTACATGTACAAGAGGTTTGTTAAAAATATGAACGCCAAGATGGGAGAGCCTATGGGTATATACCATAAGACTGTCATGGCAGATTCACTTAACCTAGACTTAAAAGATAATCAAGGTGGCTTCAACTGCGGTAAACCTGCAGGTTATATACAAGACTTTAAGGCATTACCTACAGAAACCCAAGACTTAATCAAGCAGATTAAAAGGGTACGTGTCATCTTTGGTTTAGTAGATTTACTAGAACCTTACAACGAAAAAGGTGAGAGCATTTCTTTTGAGACAACTCCTTTTATATGGGAGATAGATAATCGTGATGCATTTAAAGATGTAGGAAAACCTTTCGCTAAGTTAGCGGATTTAAGAAGGCTACCTGTACAGCATCATATTGGATTAGAAACTCAAGAGCGTAAGCTACCTAATGGTAACTCTTTTTACTTACCTACAGCAACTCTAGATGTATCTAGTACTATTGAAACTACTGATGAAGACCAAGTTATCTTTGGGGATTTTATATCATGGATACAAAACTATAATCAGTATATAGTCAGTGAGTGGGATTCAAACGTAGGTAGTAAAGCGGATGATGCCATGAAAGACATAGTCGAAGACTTTGTAGAAGTGGATGCAAGCTAATGAACCATCGTGCTGAATTGGCGATATACAAGTTGCTAGAAGATATACTTGCATCTAAGAAGCAGATGTCTATGGAGACTATTGAAGGTGTAGCATCCGATATAAAGGAAGCTATGGTTCGTCAGTTCGGCTCAAAGAATGATAGGAAGGATTTTAAATTACGTATGTCTAACATAGGGAAACCTTCCTGTCAGCTTTGGTTTGAAAAGAATCACCCTGATAAAGCTTTACCAAAAGGTAATAACTTCTTGATGACCATGATGATTGGTGATATAGTCGAAGCTGTATTTAAAGCATTGCTGAAAGAAGCTAAGATAGATTACCAAGACAGTGAAGAAGTTACATTGCCTCTAAAAAATGGTATCAATGTAAAGGGAACTTATGACTTAGTGTTAGATGATTGTGTTGATGATATTAAATCAGCATCTGATTGGTCTTACAGAAATAAGTTTGAGTCCTTTGAGTCTCTAGCTAAAGGTGATAGCTTTGGCTATGTAGGTCAACTCGTTGGGTATGCGAAAGCGAGTGGTAAAAACATAGGCGGTTGGTGGGTAGTGAACAAGTCTAATGGACAGTTCAAATACGTGTCAGCTAAAAATGCGGATACAACTAGTGTCTTAGATGACATCGAGAAGACTATTGCCAAAGCCAATTCTAAAGAATTAGAGAGATGCTTTGAGCCAGAAGAAGAAACGTTTAGAGGTAAGCCTACAGGTAATCTAGTCCTGAATAGGAACTGTAACTTTTGTGACTTCAGATATACGTGTTGGGAAACTTTGAAAGAGTTACCTGCACAGAAGTCATCTGCAAGAGAACCAAAGATGGTTCAGTATATTAAGGTAGCATAATGTATCCTTCTCACAAGGCAACACGTGCTGCGTATAAGTATGGGTATAGAAGTGGACTAGAGCATAAGGTCTCACTCTATCTAGAGGAACGTAATCATAAGTATGACTACGAATCTATTAAGATAGAGTGGGAAGACTTAGCCTACAGAACCTATACCCCTGACTTTATACTGAACAATGGCATTATCATTGAGACAAAGGGAAGGTTTCTTGCAGGAGATAGACGTAAGCATCTAGCTGTTAAGAAACAACATCCACGAT